CGGCGGCGGCGGCGGCGGCGGCGGCGGCACAGCCGCGTCTCGTATTGCCGAACAGAAAAAGGAGCAAGATACCCGTGATACCCTGAAAAAAGCAACACGTGTCCTCCTCGAAATGACGCGCAAACAAGAAGACGCACTTAAGAAACATTTATTGCGTTCATCCGACCCCAATGAGTTCCGCGCGATGATTTACCCGTATCAACTCATCCCCGAAGAAGACCGCGTAAAAATCCATGACGCCATCCACGGATATTACTCCATGAAAGAGAAATACAATTCTGCGCTTGAAAAACGGCGTCAACGCCTAATCAACGACCCCATTATTAACTGGAAAACACTTTCGGCGCAACAGAAAGCGAAGCGACTCGCAATGATTAAACCCGCATGTATTGTCTGTAAACAGGATGGCGGTTCTATTTTCACGGAAACCGACGGCAAACTGAAGGCAATCTGCGGAAATATCTCTCAACCATGCGGGTTTCATATCGAAGTGAACCGCGGAAAATACGCGAGTTTAGAGACATTGATGACCGAATCTCTCGACGAGGTCCGCGCGACAAAGGACGAGATTATCCGGATGAAGCTCGACCTCCTCTTCCGTTTTATCAGTGAGGATGAACTTCTCAAAAAGTTCGATGCAGTGCAACATAAACTACAGGAACAACTGAAAATGTATACGGAGTTTCGGAGTTATTACCTAAGCGTAACCGATAACGATGATATTCGTCAAGACGCGGCGACACATACTCGCGTTATTTCCGAGAAAGTCGCGCGTATTAAGGAATACATGACCGAGTTCCGCGATTCGGAATGGAAGAATCGGAGTATCATCGACGATATTCTTGTCCTTTATCAGCAGGATATTGAGCCGGCATATTTGAAGTTGCGAGAGACAAAGTACGTCTACACGCAAATCGAAACGACGGAGAATGCGGATGGGGCGCTTGTTCAAATGTACAATGACCGTGAGTTCAATCTCTCGCAAAAACGATACAGCTACCATGAGCTTTATATGCCGGTGATTATGCCGAAGTGGATTGCGGATAATCGGGTGGTGAATAAACCGGTAGGTCAGATAGGACCAGGGGGTGCGGTGGCGGCGGGGGCAGCCGGAGGAAGGGCGTTATTATCGAAATAGTATATAACACGAGCGAATGTTTGATATATTTAACCACATTTCGCTTCCAGTTTTCATCGTTAGTCTCTCCATTGGCCTCTTCTATGTCTACATCTCGGTGCCGAACCCGAAGATTATTTATGTGTACCCCACACCCGACAACCTGCGCAATTTTCAATTTAAAGACCGAGCGGATAACTGCTTCTCATTCAAAGCGAAAGAGGTGCCATGTGATAAGGCGAAAGGTGCAGTGAAGAAGATACCGGTTCAGTAATGCGGGGGCAGGTGCCGGTGCCGGTGCCGGTGCCGGTGCCGCCGATTATCGTCGTTTCTGTAGCTAATTATATCCGATTATATTAGAGTACAAAATGGGGTTTCAACGTCTGCTTCATACAGAAACAGGGCGTATTATTATATCGATAGTACTTGGACTCGGAATCGCGTCGCTTTTTCGAAAGGTGTGTAAGGACCGGTCATGTATTACATTTCGCGCGCCACCACTGAAAGATTTAGAGAATGACACGTATAAGTTGGATGACAAGTGTTATCAGTATAAGACAAATGCGGTCAAATGCGACCCAAGCAAGAAGGAAGTGAAAATGAATTAAATTGAACATTATATACATCGTTATTGTAATTATACGTTTTACAATAACGACACCGCACCGTACCGTACCGTACCACGCTACGACATGGAACTAGCTACTGAACCTGATGTGTATTCCCCCAGTATTGACGACCAGGGCAACTATGTCGATAAAATACCGTCATTCAATACAAATGCACTCGCAAATGGGATTCGATGCCCGTGTGGAACGCGAAAAGACAAGGTATACATTTCAGCGCCGTTATTTGCCGCGCATTGTAAAACCAAAACCCACGAAAAATGGGTACAAGACCTTAATACAAACAAATCGAACTTCTTCACGGAGAATCAAAAACTCCGGGATATTGTTCACGCCCAAAAAATAATGATAGGAAAGATGGAATTGGAACTCTCTAGCAAGAATATGACGATTGCATATCTGACGCAAGAAGTCACGAAGATGATGGGGGGAGGGTCGACCGCGACCGCGACCGCGACCGCAACCGCGACCGCGACCGCGAATGACATGTTGATGTTTTAGGTGCATCCCACGGACACGACGTACCCACGTTGCGTTAAAACATCCATCTCTTCAATATAAGAATATGTATATCCACGTCCGTATCGTCCGTATCGCCATCCGTATCCTTTAGCAATGAGCGACACAACAAGTATCGACGACCTTCCATTAAGTAGCCAAACGCCCGGAAATAGCCACTACCAACACACAGGAGGCGGAGGCGCGCCTCTTATTTATTCACCGAGTGTCGGCGGTGAACCGATGATGTCACATGGGCCGACGCAAATCCCCGGAAATGTAATGAATGAAGTCATGCAGGGAGTTCAACGCGCTAGCGCCAACGGGATGACAATGATACCGACGAGAGATATTCCGATGAACCCGAACTCATTTACACACGACGACCAGGCGCGACCGAATTATGTCCCGGACCCAAGGTCGGTTCATTTTCAAGACGGCGCAGGCGGAGGCGGAGGCGCAGATTATATCAAAGACTACGAGTCCATGGAAAGTATTGTTCGCGCGAATGCACGGCAATCCAATCAACTCGACACCATTGAAGCCATTTATTATGATATTCAGATGCCGATTCTTGTTGGCGTGATGTACTTTATATTCCAGATGCCGGTTTTCCGCGCACAACTGCTTCACTTTCTACCGTCATTATTCGGCGAAGACGGTAATTTCAAAATCATGGGTCTTACCGCGACAAGCGCAATGTTTGCCGGCACATTTTTCATCATTATGAAGGTTTTCAACAAATTGGGAGAAGGATTCCGGTAAGATATATTACAATACTATAATTATAAACGAAAGTATATTATTGTATGGACGTAAGGTTGGCTTCTATTATTTTGACTAATTGATTTATGATACTGTCATTTTCTATTTCTGTATTCCATTGATTATGCCAGTGATAACAAAAACTACCCTTGTAGAAATTATCAAAATTAAAAACATGATCCGTTTTTCTGAAAAAATAAGTTCTAGTAATCGAACGATACGGTGTTTCTATAAAGTCGGCATCGAACCAACTACATGGCAAGATTAGATAATCTAATGGCAAATCGAACGTCAAATTTGCTTCATAACACCCCCAACCATGGCGTCTATCAATCAAAAACATCATATTATTCTTCATTTTTTCGGATTTTGGCGTCAAGGACATATAAACCGCATTATTTGGATAATTTTGATTTTCCCATCGATAAAGACATATTTCATTTTCAAACTTGCAAAATAACGGGTCAAACGACCGTAACACAAAACAATCTAAATCGAGCCACACGCCTCCATAATTATATAATAATAAAGAACGAACAAAATCCGAATATAATTCTAAAACCGACTTATTGTAATAAACATCATCTTTTACAAATCCAGTATTTAATTGTTCATCTTGTAATGAAAAATATCGAATTTCGGCATACTTGGATATTTCTTCGTTATATGTATTTGATGTGTTATTTTCCAACCATACTATAATTTTATGTTTATTTTTATAGACGTTGAAGTAATAACACGATAGCACCGAATAGACACATTTTTCATTCAAATTACCATTCCAATAAAAATGAAATATAACCGATTTATCGTATATTTTTTCTTCTATATCAAACACAAGTTTAATTGTATCTGTATAGTCGATACTATTCGTCAATAACTTCATATCTCTAAATAACCAGATGTATAAACATGATATAATAATAATAATAATAATAATAATAATTGTACTAATCATTCTTTTTGTTACGTCGCCGTGTTCCTTTTGTGCTCTTTTTCTTTCCAACATTTTCATACGGAATATACCGCAAGAACCACTCCTCGAACTCCCGCGAGTCGCGTTTCCCCTTCAATTCCTCGTATTTCTTCGTCTTTTCAAACCGCATCGACTCTAATGTCGGTTGTTCACCGTAACAATTGATACTGAACCGCTTCAATAACCCAGTCTGTTTCAACCGATTATGTCGTTGTACATCAAACAGAAACTGGGACATGCATAGAATACGGTTGGTGTCGTAATATACGCGGTCAGCGTAAATGAACGCCAGATAGAAACTCAACATTGTATCGATTGTCGCAATACGAATATTGTCGCCGCTGTCGCCGCTGCCTCCGCCGCCGCCTCCGTCGCCATGTATTCGTATTGTATTGTAACTATGACACGCGAGAGGCTTGTATAAGAAGGCGATAACTTCGTCACCGATACGAATATCATAGTGTTCAGAGATGACTTCACCGACACCGGCGTGTTTCGTATATTTGACACCCGTGTATTTATGTGCGGTGAGTTCATGGATTACTTCTTCGCATAAATGACGAGGGTCATCCGAGAGAACATCAAAGTCGGGGATTTTTTGAATAATACGGCGTTGGTGTTTTGGCATATATCTAGAATACAAGATATTCGCATATCCACCGAAAAACACGGCCTTGTTCTTGATGAATACCCGGCGAACAATATTGTACACATCCGTCTCGGCGAGTTCTTTCTCTCGGTGACTAGAATATGAGAGATTGGATTTGCTCATTTCATAGACGGGGCTTCGGCTTCGGCTTCGGCTCTTGGTCGCTGTCTTGGTCGCGGTCTTGGTAGGGCTCGGGCTAGGGCTCGGGCTTCGGCTCTTGGTCGCACTCCTGCTCGCACTCGCGCTCCTGCTCGCGCTCTTGCTAGGACTCGGGCTTCGGCTCTTGGTCGCACTCCTGCTCGCGCTCCTGCTCGCACTCTTGCTTGCACTCGCATCCGGGTCCAATTCCGCACGTTTCATAGAATACAGAACAAACTCGTCATCCTTCCCCAAAAATCTCTCGTATATGGCAACCAACCGATAACGACGGGTCAGTTTGTCTTCCTCCAATTTATATGTAAAATCCCCATGTTTTTCTTCATGTGATGGAACACGGTTATACAAATGTTTCATGTACGCGGCCAAATGATGATACTTTCGGATAACATTCTTAATTGCATCGCGCTTTAAGGCTTTCGCGCTACCGCCACTGCCGCCGCCACCACGTTTTACAGAACGACTCGCCGTCGCCGTCGCCGTCGCCGTCGCCGTCTTCGTCCGAGACCGAGACCGCGTCCGTGAACGCGTCCGCGAAGCACTAATCTCACCAGTATTTTCCGAGGTCGCACCTTCAAACCCACGCTGATATTCTATTTTGTCACAGTCATACCCCTTCAACGGGTAATGCGTATTCAATAACGTCAAACGTTTCTGGACCTTTTCCCAACGCGAAACATCGCCATCAGGTCGCGAAAGTTCAAGATACATTGCCATACGAAGAAAGTCGGGCGGAGCATAGCGTATATTCTTTTTGATAATAGCCTCTCGAGAGATTGCCTTGAATAATGCCGGCTCCATCTGCGTAATATCTGCAATCCCTGTGAAATTCACAAACACCTTGTATGTCCCGTGATGAACTCCAGATTTGGCCTCCACGTCTTCGTACCCAGCCTTGTAATAAATATCCGCGAGTTCCTTCGCACAATCCAACGCATTATCAGAGTAAAAATCATAGTCTGGAAGCTCGATATCCTTATTGTAAAACTGTGCGTCTTCTGGGAGGATATTATTGATGGCAGTTCCACCATAACAAACAAGCTTCTTGTCTGCAATGAATTTCTCGACGATGGATATCACATTTTGAATCTTAGGGTCTTGGATGACTTTCGCGCCCTTTTGTTTTTCGACTAAATCAACGGTTTCGCGCAAGATTTCGAGCTCCTTTTCTTCAAATGTGGCGCTGTCATCTCCACCATGCCCGTGTTTATTTTTACGCGACATACAGTGATGTTTATTATATGATTAGATTATTATATCCAAGAAGATAATAATCGAATGCACCCCCATATGCACCCCCGTACATATAGAACGAAAATATCGATTAAGAATAATTTGCGGAACGAGTGGAACCGCACCCCCGGGTGTGGTGCAACGAGTGCAGCAAATTATATGGTAATCTTAACACCGCCTGCCGCCTCCGCCGGTCGAGATTCCATGGATGATTTCGGATTGGGTGGTGCAGGAGGAGCAATTGTAACCGGGACATAACGCAGGTCTTCCGGTTTTAATACAAACGCATACCCAACGGATGAAAATTTATCCTCGTACGCTTTAAGTTTCTCATCTCGCGCTTCCTCTTGAAAACACATGGCGACGATTTGGCACCCCCACGTGAAAGGTCCATTATGGCCCTGATTGATGGGACGCCCTGCTTTCTCCGGAAGTACCAGACACATATTCTTCTTGTTCGAGTCTTTAAATACCGCGGGGTCGCCCACATTTTTCACACCAAAATAGGTATACTTTGATAGAAACAGTGATTTCGAACTCATATTTACTAATTCAAACAGTTTTGTTTTGCGGTAGATAGGGTTGGTTCCGTCAACCATTAGAATTATCTTGCCTTTGAAATCGAGAAGGTCTTCATTGCCTAAATCTTTTGTCTGGTATTCACGCCCATATTTTGGACCTAGCAAATATCGTGCAACCGACTTACTTTGTGATATGATTTTCGCAAGATTATCGTACATTGTAATATTTTGGGACATCATTCGCATATGAATAATAAAAGGGTCGCCTGGATTGGGGCATTTCGCACCTGAGAACACATAATTCCCTAAGACTTCAAATGCTTCGGCAACTGGAATATGATTATACGTTTCCTTGTAATTGTATGAATTAACGGATGATGATGCGATGACGGGCTGATTCTCTACCGAAAATACCTCAAAGTCGACGAACCGACACCCTCTTGCAATCACGTAAAGAAATGCGTCCATACTCACCGTTGTGTTCTTGAATTTATCGGGATTGAATGCATTATGCGCAGCTTTAATATAGTAGTCACGTAACTTGAAATTCGACTGATTATCATTAGGGTTGATAGATGTGATGGTTTTATCCATGAATTCCTTCGTGTCGGCGTCGGCGTTCTCCATGCCTTCCTTTTCGACATCGGGGGTCGCGGGGGTCGCGGGGGTCGCCGGGGGCGCAGGGGTCGCGGGGGTCGCCGGGGGGGCGGGGAGCGCGGGGAGCGCGGGGGTCGCGGGGGTCGCGGGGAGCGCGGGTGGCGGGGGCGCCTTATCGAGCATAGTAGGTGCCTTATTACGCTGATGAATCGTCATATCATTTTCAGTAGTATCCACCGTAAAATTTTCCGTAGATAATGGTTCGACTTTTGATTTTGACATCACCGTATTAAGAATATCCATGGTGTTTTTATTTAATCCGGTCAAAATCCCGCCCCCCTCGCCCCCCTCGCCCCCCTCACCGCTACCCCGACTCTGGGCGGTCTCCGTCGAAGCGGATACCGTCAACCCTTCGCGTATCCGCATATGCTTTTCATATGACCGCGACTTAATCATATCCGATATATTCCATATTGCAAATCCAAGAATAATGACACCTACAAATAGAACCTCTACCTGATTTTCTTTCATATACGGATTTCTAATTATATACAGTATATATAATTATCTATACGGTATATTTTTATATAAAGTTATTACAAGTAGTAATAATAATCCACATAATAATAATACTAAAATACTAAATGACAGGTGGTTTATTGAATCTTATTGCAACCGGCAATCAAAATGTTATTCTAAACGGCAATCCAAAGAAATCCTTTTTCAAAAGCACCTACCTTAAATATACGAATTTCGGTCTTCAAAAGTTTAGAATTGATTTCGATGGTCAGAAGAAACTGCGAATGACAGAGGAGTCCAAGTTCACATTTTATATGCCACGGTATGCAGAACTGTTAATGGATACCTATATTTGCGTGACACTCCCGTCGATTTGGAGCCCGATTCATCCACCAGCCCGCGTCGAAGACATGTGGGCGCCGTACGAGTTTCGCTGGATTGAAAATCTGGGAACCCAAATGGTGAAGGAAATCGTGATTTCTGTCGGTGGTATGACGCTTCAAAAGTTCACCGGCAATAATTTGATGGCGATTCTAGAACGCGACCTCGATGCAACCAAGCGCGAACTTTACAACCAAATGACCGGTCACGTCCCCGAATTATACAATCCAGGCTGTTCTGGTGCGCGGTTGAATCAGTATCCAAATGCCTATCGCACGAATAATGTGGCCGGCGCGGAACCCTCCATTCGCGGTAGAAAAATATACATACCCATCAATTCGTGGTTCACGCTCTCCTCCAAAATGGCGTTTCCGCTTGTGTGTCTTCAGTACAATCAACTGCAAATCGACGTCACACTTCGCCCAGTGAAAGAGCTCTTCACCATTCGCGATGTAGGCGACCCGGTCAATTATTGGCCCGTCGTACAACCTGACTTCACGAACCCCCTCCACCAAATGTGGCGATTTTTATACCCGCCACCCAGTATTGATTTATCGCTGAACTCATACCCTAGTATTCGCACGGACTGGAATGCGGATGTCCACTTGATGGCGACCTACTGTTTTCTCTCGGATGATGAATCCAAAGTCTTTGCTGCGAACCAGCAGAAATACTTGATTAAGTCGTATTATGATTGGGTGTTCAACGATGTGACGGGGAACAAGAAAATCAAAATAGAGAATTCGATGGGAATGGTGGCGTCGTGGACGATGTTTTTTCAGCGAAGCGACGTGAATCTCCGAAACGAGTGGAGCAATTACACAAACTGGCCGTACAATTATCTGCCTTATGACATTATACCTGCCCCAATCGACGACCGATGGAAACCAGCGTTGTTTAGTGAGATTGTGACTACGGCAAGCGACATCCAGACAACTGCATGGAGAGAACGTTTTCGGTTCGACCACTACTACTATGACAAAAATGGACCGGAGGATGGAATCGGTCCAGGTATCAACCCCAAAGACAAACGCCTCACCGGACTTCATATCACGGGCGATTTCCAGTCCGAGAATGAACGCGACATTTTACAGATGTTGGGAATCTCTTTGAATGGGAAGTATCGAGAGAATCTACTGGATGCGGGTATCTATAACTACGTGGAGAAATATACGCGCACCCGTGGGAGTGCAAAACCCGGGATATACTGTTACAATTTCTGCCTGAACTCGGACCCCTATGACCTGCAACCCAGCGGCGCGATTAATATGAGTAAGTTCAATCAGATAGAGCTGGAACTGACGACGATATACCCGCCACTGGATAGCGCGGCCGAAGTGAAGGTGATTTGTAATCCGAACACGCGAGAGATTATCGGTCTCAATAAACCAAACGTGAATATCTATCTCTACAATTACGATTTCCACATTCTAGAAGAGCGGTATAATGTGCTTACGTTTATCTCGGGAAATTGTGGGTTGATGTATGCGCGTTAATAATTCGCGTGATAATATTCTCTTCTATATATAACTCTCGCTCATAAATAATGGCTGACGATGACGAAGAAAACACAAAAGACACCGGTAACGAAGAGGAAGAGGAGCAGAATGACGAAGAAGAAGAGGGTACTTTTAGCAAAGTTGGCGGAATGTTTGGTGGGGACGACAAGGACAAGGACGAGGGCGAGGGCGATGGCGAGGGCGAGGACGGTGGCAAGGGCAAGGGCAAGGGCAAGGGCGAATCTTCTTCAAAAAAATCATTGTTCGATATTGAGGCGTTGAAAGAGTTCGGATTGAGTGTTCTTACCCTATTTATTGAGACCATCATTATTTCAGTGGTTTGTGTGAATATTCTCTTTTTCTGTACACCGGAAAGTATCAAGATGAATAGTCTTGATTTACAAACCCTCTTTCCAACCAATCGAAATGAGTGGCCGTATTGTTATACGAATGAGTATACGTCATGTGACGCCGAATGTGATGTTAAATTCGGTGGAATTGCGGATGACCCAAAACTCGAAACACCTAAGAAAATATATCTCAAAGCAGCCATCCTTCTGGATACATACGTCTTTAAATGGTTCTGTCTGACAAAAGAGGATGTAGATATGATAAAAGATAGTGTAGACGAAGGCGTAACCCAGGTCAATCTACTGAACTGGGAATTTATCAAGGCTCGGTTCAAGCAATGGATTAACAACTCATTCATATTTTCATTCTCATCTGACCGCGCAATGTTACTCACAATATTCGAATATATAACCAAAATTTCGCAGAGTATACCGAAAGAGTTATATACTGCAGTGTCTCCTTTGATTATTATATTAATACCATTTGTGGTTATTTTATTGGGAGCATTTATTTTGATGGGTGGTCCATTTTTTACCACTGTCATCGGAATGATTTTGAACCCTACTGAAAACCGGAAGGAATTTATTGGCGGTTCATTATGGTCGATGTTTACGGCATTCGGAGTTGGCGTCATACCGATGATTTCGTTTTTCGTGCAACTTTTCCAGTTTATCGGAACAATCTTTATTTATCCGCTTCTTCATTGGGACCAGTATCGCGAACTGTATTCCAAATATGTTCCCATTATATTCTTCTTCTTCAACTTGACGTTGATGTTTTATGCATTCGAGTATCTCGACTTGAATGTCGCTGCCATTGTTATTTTGATGTTGCTGGTATTGTACCTGTATCATTATTGGCAAGGAATCATGGAATTCTTCAATGCAATCAAAAACTGGAGTGGATGAATGAATGAATGAGTGAATGAAAGAACATAAACAATTTGTCGTATAACGTATTATACTTGTTATACGACAAGACACACACACACACATACACACACACTGGAATGGGACATAAAAAAAGTGGCGGTGGCGGTGGCGGTGGCGGCGGCACAGCGCGACCAATCATCGGCGCCCCTGAAAAATCAACACCCGAGTATTTCAAAACCTACCCTTTTGTGAGTGTATGTACCCCGACATTTAATCGACGCCCATTTATTCAGGCGATGATTTCGTGTTTTAACAACCAGGATTATCCCCAAGACCGTATGGAGTGGATTATAATCGACGATGGAACTGACCCAATTGAAGATTTGGTTGCGTCACATCCTCGCGTGAAATATTTCAAATATGATACCAAAATGCCGCTTGGAAAGAAACGTAACCTGCTTCATGAAAAGTCGCGCGGCGAGATTCTAGTCTATATGGACGATGACGACTATTATCCGCCCCAACGTGTCTCTCATGCAGTGCATATGCTCATGACACACCCTGATGCACTTTGCGCGGGTTCGAGCGAAATATACATTTATTTCAAACATATCGGTCAAATGAAGCGGTTTGGTCCATATGGCCCGAATCATGCAACCGCGGGAACATTTGCATTTAAACGTAAACTGTTGAAACAACACCGATACAACGATGAAGCATGTTTGGCGGAAGAACGCGCATTTCTGAAAGATTATACGGTTCCGTTTGTCCAATTAGACCCGATGAAGGTGATTTTGGTATTTTCACACGAACATAATACATTCGATAAACGTAAACTGCTAGTCAATGCGAATCCGGATGTGGTACGTGATTCGCCGAAAAAGGTCATGGATTTCATAAAAGACCACGCACTTCGCCGGTTTTATATGGTTGAACTTGAGAAACAGTTGGAGGATTATGCGCCGGGACGTCCCGAAATGAAACCGGACGTTATTGAACAAACACGTAAACTGGAAATGGAACGGGCGAAAATGGCGGAAGACGCGGCGGCGGCGGCGGCGGCGGGGGGCGGAGCGGGCGCAGGAGGTCAAATCCTATTACAACAACCTGGCCAACCTCCTGTCGCATTGAATAACCAACAAGTAGTCGAGATTATTCAGAAACTACAAGTGGATGTGGATGAGCGCAATAAAGTGATAGACCAGTTACGGGAAGAATACCGATTGCTTCAATCCAAGTATGAACTGTTGGCTCAAAACGAACGTCGGGGGCAATCGGAACCGGGTAAGGAAGTAATATACATGTAATACGGTGATGAGCGAAATACAAGTGATACGCGGATGATATGATGTATAATAATAAGTATACATCAAATGAAATGGAATGCAATGCAATGCAATGGAATGGAATGGAATGCAATGCAATGGAATCATGGAATCATGGACTGTCATGGAATCATGGAATCATGGAATGTCATGGAATTAGACCTTCACAACCTCCACGGACTTGATAAGCAATGCCAGAAAACTGCTCTTTGACTCATGAATAACGAACTCGCGCGTCTTATTATATTCC